AACCCCCGAAGCCGACCCCGATTCCTGAGGAGGATGACATGGCCCGCAACATCGCCATCTGGCACCGCAAGAGCACCGAGAACACGTACGTCTACACGGTCTTCAACCCGGAGACTTCGTTCTGGACGGAGTTCGGCAACGGCGCGAACGCCGGTCCCATGCCGGGCGCGTACACCGCTGCGGTCGCGGCGTCGTTCGACTGCCGTCAGTGGGCGGGGGTGACGGAGACCCACTACAGCCAGATCAAGCGGGACTTCGCCGACGCGGTCGCTCGCGAGCAGACGCAGCGCGCGGCGGTGGACCTGAACGACGCCGACGTGGCGGCGATCGTCGCCGCGATCACCCCGCAGCCCGAGCCCGCGTGAGCCCGGATGCTACGATCTCGACCATGAGCGAGAACACCATCACCTCCAACGTCGTCTCGTCCACCGACACGCGCATCGAGCTCGGCCCCGCCAAGGCCATCGCGAGCGGCGTCGTCGGCACGGCCGTCGCCTTCCTCGGCGGGCTGGGCATCGCCTACACCGACAACGTGATCACCGGACAGGAGTGGGTCAACATCGCCCTCGCCACGGTGCTTGGCGCGGCGGCCGCCTTCGGGATCACCTACGCGACCCCCACGAAGGTCACCCTGAAGTAGCCGTCGCCCGGCGCGGAGCCCCTCGTACCTTCGGGTGCGGGGGGCTTCCTGCTGCTACGATCGCGTCATGGCGATGCCCGGCGAATACGAGTACTACGCGGCCCGATCCGGCCTCGCGAGCGGCTCCCTGTCGGACCACCAGCTCGCGTACTTCGCGAACGGTTCCGGGCTCGCTCCGGCAGGTCGTTACTCGCTGGCCGATCATCGAATGGCCTTCCACAAGGCCAAGCTCGTCGGAGAGGCGCTCTACTTCTCCGGCACCGACCTCGCCTACGCCTATTGGTCGATGGTGACCGGCGACCTCACCGGATCGAGGTCCGTGTCCGACCTGAAACGCGCCGCCATCGCAGGCAACCTTCCCCCTCTGGGGCCGGTGGAGCAGCGCCGAAACCTCTTCCTGAACCCGGTCGGCGCCGGGGCGAAGGCGTGGGAGTGGTTCGGGGACCCGATCACGGCGGACGGCACTCAGCTCACGGGCGGCCCTGCGTCGAACATCCGCTGGCAGAAGTACACCCTGACTGGTGCGGTGGCCGGGGCGGCGCAGACACTGCAGCTGGCTCCGACAGGAGGCGTGCAGGGCATGCCGGTACTGGGCGGAACGCAGTACGTGCTCTCCGCGTACGGGATGTTCTCGGCGGGCACGGTGGGGACGATGGGCCTCTACATGATGGAGGAGTACGACGCGGCGGGCGTGCTGGTCTCGTCCCCGAACCTGACGATCCCGGCGGCCGTGGCTGCAGGGGCGTGGGGTCGGAACTCGCAGGTGTTCACCACGCAGGCGGCCACTCGATTCGTGGTTCCGAACTACCGGTTCACGGCGGCGAACATGTCGGCAGGAGCGTTCCTCGGTGTCGGCGGCGTACTCTCCGAGCTCGGCTCGGTGCTGGGAAGCTACTTCGACGGCAGCTTCCCCGACGGCGGCGGCAACGACTACCAGTGGGCGGCGACGGCCGATGACTCGGCGTCGATCCTCATGGCCTAGGAGGCGGGAGTCAGCCCGTCCCAGTAGGTGACGAGCACGATGATCGTGGCGATACCTCCGAGGAGGGTGCCCACCTTCGGCCACGAGAGGCGGCTCGAGGCGACCTCGGTCTTCAGCTCGACGAACTCGGCCCGGGTGGGGGTGTCGGGGGCGGAGGTCTGCAGGATCTCGACGTCCTTCTCGACGGCCGCGATGCGCTGAAACGCGGTGCGGAGCTGCTCCCCCTGTCGGCCCTGCTCGACTTTGAGGGCGCTGACATCGGCCGACATCTCGGAGACGGTGCCGTCGGTCTTCTCGACGGTCTTCTGCACGAAGCCGAGCACGGTCTTGATCTCGCCGAGCGTGCCACCGAGGCCGAACGCTTCAGCCAACTCCGTGGCGCTGGTCAACGACTTCTCCGATTCGGCGGTCTCCGACATCCCGACGTGTCCTCACGATCCAGTATGGAGGGCGAGCATGCCCGGGGGAATAGGGCAACCCCTGAGCCTGAGGGTACTACTTCGGGGTACAACTCGCGGTATTGGCTCTCGTGAGATGCTTGGGGTCAGGCACCCCAGTGATCGAAGGGCCCCGACATGGTGACGAAGAAGGCTCCGAAGCAGTACGGCAGCTCCGACCGGAAGGCCGACCCGGCCAAGCCGCAGGCGACCGCGGAGGAGGTGGACGAGTTCCACCGGAACTCCGACGTCGACCTCCGGCCCGAGGCGCAGCACCACACCATCGGGCCCCAGCCGAATCAGGCGGCCGCCGGGAACCACAAGCACGACGGCGGCGACAGCGAGCTGCTGCTCACCGGCATGACGATCTCCGGCAGCCGGGCCTCCGACGCATGGCGGCTGTCGGTCAACGCGATCCTCGTCCGGCTCGGCGCGACCGACTCGAGCACCCCGTGAGCCCGCGGCGTGTCGTCCAGCCGACCCGGGACGAGCTCTTCGGCCTCGCCGTCACCGAGCTCGAGACCTCCGTCCGGCATCCGAACATCCTCGCCTACGGGCAGAAGAGCTACCCGGAGCAGGAGCGCTTCCATCACTGCTCGAAGCCGGGCCGCTACGTCGCCGGGTCCAACCGAGGCGGCAAGACGGACGCCGCGGTCGTCGAGGCGGGCTGGCTCGCGATGGACATGCACCCGTGGATCGACCGGCCGGAGAACTGGGGCCACGGCGCCATCCAGATCCGCTTCGTCACCGTCGACATCGCCAAGGGCGTCGAGCAGATCCTCATCCCGAAGTTCAAGCGCTGGTTCCCGAACAGCTGGCTGAAGGGCGGCGACTGGTCCAGCGCATGGGACAACAACGCGCTCGTGCTCACCTTCTCGAACGGCTCCACGATCGACATCGTCACATGGGGCATGGACATGAAGAAGCTCGGTGGTGTGCCCCGGCACGTCATATTCTTCGACGAGGAGCCGCCGCAGAACATCTTCAACGAGTCGATGATGCGTCTCGTCGACTTCGTCGGCTGGTGGATCATCGCGGCCACCCCGACCGAGGGCATGGGCTGGACCTACGACCTGCTCTGGGAGCCCGCCGTCAACCAGAAGAAGATGGGCAACCTCGACTGGCCGGTCGAGTGCTTCACCCTCCGCATGGAGGACAATCCCTACCTCGAGTCGACGAAGGAGGACCGCGACTTCTACATGATGGGCATGTCGAAGGAGGAGCGCTCGATCCGCGAGGAGGGCGCCTTCGTCGCCCGATCCGGCCTCGTCTTCCCGTCCGTCAGCCAGCACCCCGAGAAGTTCATCCTCCCGGCCGACCAGATCGACATGGAGGTGCTGAAGACGTGGCGCTGGTACTGGTCCGTCGACCACGGCTGGAACAACCCGACCGCGATCTACTGGCACGCCGTCTCCCGGCACGGCAACATCATCACCTTCGCCGAGCAGTACGCCGGGCAGATGACCGTCTCCGAGCACGCGAAGCTCGTGCACGAGCGGGAGAAGGCGTGGGGGAAGACGCCGATGCTCCGGGTCGGCGACCCCGCCATGAAGCAGACCTCCGGCATCACCGGCACGAGCGTGCTGCAGGCCTACGCCGAGGCCGGGATCAACATCAACGTCGAGACCATCCCGCGCTCGGTCGCGATCGGCGTCGAGAAGATGCAGCAGTACTTCCGGCTCGAGGACGACACGCCGATGTGGCACATCTCCTCGAACTGCCCGAACCTCATCCGCGAGCTGAAGCGCCTGCGCTGGGCGACCTACTCGAGCGACAAGACCGCCTACGACCTGAACAAGCAGGAGGAGATCCACAAGAAGGACGACCACGGCTTCGACAGCATCCGCTACTTCGCCACCGTCATGCCCGACCTGCGGCCGGGACCGCGCGAGCACGCCCCGTGGGGGTCGAACTCGACCACCATCCGGTTCGACGAGATGATGGCTATGATGAGGGACGACCCGACGATCCAGTTCGTCAACGACTCCATCGCACGGCCGCAGACCGAGTGGGCAACCGCCTCGGAATCCTACGGAGACGGCGATGACTACTACGGAGGATCAGATGAGTGGTGACGCTCGACGCTGGCGCATGACGGATGCCCCGACGCTCAGCCCCGCGGTGGATTACTTCACCCGCACCCCGAACGGCCCCTTCCTCGACACCGGCATCGAGGTGAACTTCGGCATGAAGGGGCACGTCTACATCGCGGTCAGCACCCTCCGCGAGATGGCCGAGATCGCCGGGCTCATCGGCGAGCAGAAGGACCCGGAGGCCATGAACCTCCACGAGATCGCGATCTACAACCGCGGGCTGAAGGACGGCCTCGCTCGAGGAGAGGAACTCCGTGAACACCTTTCTGGCATCCTTGCCCACCTTGGTCCCGTGGATTCTGGGGACGATCCTGCTGATCCTCCTGCTCCTGCTGGCAGCGACGTTCCTGTGGCTGACGCTCCGACGGGAGAAGGAGACGCAGCAGGCACTCCTGTCGGAGATCCGCCGAAGCGGGGAGCGCGAGGAAAGGCTCGTGATGCTGGTGGCCGCGAAGGGGCCGATGGAGTTTCAGGCGATGGCAGCCATGACGACGGGGCCTTCCGGATATGATGCGTTTGATCCCTCCGACGAGGGAGAGCTCGAACGGATCGGCAGTCGAAACCCTGAGCGCGTAGAGGAAGAGGGCCCCCATGGCTACGAGGACTCGTTCCTCTCGGAAATCGGAATCGACCCCGAGCTCTTCCACTTCGACAGCCCCCAACCCTGAGATCACGATGATCGAAGCCGCCCCCGGCTTCGATCTCGAGAAGTTCCGCGGCACCAAGGACGCCGTTGCGCTGGCCGCATGGGTGCAGGAGGAGTACACCAAGGCCCGACAGGCCCGCACGCAGCGCCAGATGCAGTGGTACTACAACATGGCGATGTTCTACGGCAAGCACTACGTCGAGATCACCGGCAAGCAGTACCCCGCAGGCTTCCAGTCCAAGCTCCACACGCCGAAGAAGCCCTACTACCGCGACCGGAAGACGATCAACCGCATCCGCGCCTTCGTGCGCGCGGAGATCTCCGGCTACCAAGGCAAGCTCCCCTCCGCCGTCGCCGTCCCTGCGACCGCCGAGGATCAGGACGTGCGCGCCGCCTACGCGGCCGAGCAGGTCTGGCAGTCGATCTCCGAGACGCAGCGCATCCGCTACCACTACGGCCGCGCCATCTGGTGGATGACCGTCGCAGGCACCGGATTCCTCAAGACCTACTGGGATCAGGACGCCGTCGACAAGGCCTCCGGTCAGCCCGGCGTGAACAAGTTCGGCTCGGTCACCCCGTTCCACCTCTTCGTGCCCGACCTGCGCGAGCACGACATCGAGGATCAGCCGTTCGTCATCAACGCGATCGTGAAGCCGGTCGAGTGGTGCCGGAACTACTTCGGCGGTTCCGTTGAGGACCTGAAGATCACGCCGAGCACCGCCTCCGCGAACCAGATCCTCGACGAGGGCTACCTCAACCTGTCGGCCGGAGCCAACCAGCCCGACTCCGTCGTCGTCTACGAGACGTGGATCAAGCCCGGCGGCCACAAGATGTTCCCGCAGGGCGGCCTGATCATCTCGATCGACGACCAGATCGTCGCCGTGCACCTCGACGGCATGCCGTACAAGCACGGTGAGTACCCGTACTCGAAGATTGAGCACATCCCCACCTCGACCTTCTACGGCGACAGCCCGCTCGTCGACCTCAACGGCCTGCAGCGCGAGTACAACAAGCTGCGCTCGCAGATCTCCGAGGCCGGACACATCGCGGCCCGCCCGCAGCTCGTCGCCGCCGAGGGATCGATCGTCACCTCGAAGCTCACCAACGAGCCCGGCCTCGTGATTCAGTACAAGATGGGCTACCCGCCGCCCCAGCCGATGGCCCTGTCGCCGCTGCCGCAGTACCTCGTCGACCAGCAGGATCGGATCCTCGTCGACATCGAGGACATCGGCGGCCAGCACGACGTCTCCCGCGGGCAGGCCCCTCCCGGCGTCACTGCAGGCACCGCGATCAGCTTCCTGCAGGAGGCCGATCAGGGCTACCGCACGACACAGCACCAGTCGCTCGAGGACGGCATGTCCAAGGTCGCCCGGCAGACGGTCGCGAACTTCAACCAGTTCGTGGACGTGAAGCGCCGGATTCAGGTGATCGGCGCCGACGGCGCGTTCGACACGCTCATGCTCACCGGGGCCGACGTCGCAGGCGGCACCGACATCCGGATGCAGCCCGGTTCCTCCATGCAGGGCTCGAAGGCCGCCAACGACGCCCGCGTCATGGACCTGTTCGGCATGGGCATCATCGACCAGACCATGGCCCTGAAGCTGCTCGAGGTCGGCGGCGCCCAGAAGGTGCTCGACCTGCTGCAGATCGCCGAGCGCAAGGCGCAGCGCGAGAACACGCGGATGAAGGGGCTGACGGCGGAGGCTGTCAAGGGGCACCAGCAGCAGTTCGAGTCGCGGTGGCTGGAGGCGAACGGCATCCAGCCGATGCAGCAGGACCCGGCGGCGCTCGATCCCGCGGCGCTCTCGCTCGAGGCGGCCGGGGCCGACCCGGCGATGCTCGCCGACCCGATGACGCCGATGGCGCCCCCTGTCGCGCCCCCGATCGTTCCTGTCGACAGCTTCGACGTGCACGAGAAGCACATTGAGACGCATAACGCATTCCGGATGTCGCAGGAGTACGAGCTGCTGCCGCCCGAGGTGAAGTCGCAGTTCGACCAGCACGTGACCCTGCACGAGCAGGCCCTGTTCCAGAAGCAGATGCAGAGCGTGCAGCAGGAGCAGATGGCCGAGCAGGCCGGAATCCTCGAGCAGGGCGGCGGCGAAGAGCCCGAGATCGAGCCGGGCCTCGGTGCTACCATGGCCGACAACGGCGCTGTGCCGGACTCATCCGCTGAAGCAGGAGGCTTCTGACCATGGCCAACCACGACGTGCTCAACGACCCCACCCCGAAGCTGCTCAACAACCGGCCGACGCTCCCCACCGTCAGCGCGATGCGCGCAGCGATCCTCGCCTCGCCGCAGGCTGCGTCCTACCCGGCGGCCCGTCTCGACGCGGCCACGAAGAATGACCTGATCGGCATCTGCAAGGCCCACAGCATCGCCGTCGCCGGTCTGTAAGCCCGCGAACCCCCCTGAAGGCCCTCGATTCGTCGGGGGCCTTCCGCGTGTCGCCGTTTGACTTCCACGTCCGGCGAATCCATAATCAGATCAACAACCGCTAGGGCCCCTCGGGGGTACGGCAAGGAGAATACAACATGGTCGACCAGCTCGACGGTACAAGCGAAGGCCTCTCGGAGGCCTCGGAAGCCACCATCACGGAGGCAACCAGCTCAGGGCCTGAAGGCGAGTCGGGAGTCAACCCGGCATGGGCGCCCATTCGCGAGAAGATCGGTGACAACCTCTTCCAGCTCATCCAGCCCGAGCTCTCCAAGTGGGACAAGGCTGCAGAGGGCCGGATCTCGTCCGTCAACGGCCAGCTCGCCGAGTACAAGCAGCTCGGCGACATCCCGCAGATCCAGCAGGCGATGGTACTCGCCCAGCGCATCGACGCAGACCCCGCAACGGTCCACTCGGTGCTCGGGGAGTTCCTCCAGCGCACCGGGCGCATGCCCAACACGCAGGAGGCCCAGCAGATCGTGGAGGCCGCAGCCGACGAAGATGCTGAGGAGCAGCAGGCGCAGGCGGACCCCCGTCTCGACGCCATTGCTCAGCAGCAGGAGCAGATGGTCCAGTACCTGCAGAACCAGCAGTTCGAGCAGGAGGTCTCCCGAGAGACCGCGGCCCTCGAGCAGGAGCTCAACGAGCTCAGGCAGAAGGGCTACGGACCGGAGGACATCCAGTCCATCTACAACTTCACCATTCAGATCGCGGAACAGCGTCATCGCGACGGCAACGCGACCCCGGTCTCACTGGCCGAGGGCGCCGCGCAGTTCGACGCACTTCGAACCCGAATCCTCTCCGCCCCCCGTGCGGGAGACTCGGCACCGAAGCTTCTGCCGACCTCTGGTGGTACCCCGAACGGGGCACAGCAGCGATCGATGGGCCAGCTCTCCCGACAGGAGACGCAGGACCTGATCGCCGCACGACTCTCAGGTAACAGGGGCTGAATCGCCGGGTCTCCCTCCAACCAATGAAGGGAACCCCCCGATGCCCGCATCGCTCCAGACCATCGCAGACCTCATGAAGGAGGTCTATCAGGGACGCGTCCGCGAACAGCTCAACGACGAGATCACGACCCTGAAGCGCATCACGCGCTCCGGCGATGGCGTCACCAACGAGGTCGGCGGCAAGTACGTCACCTTCCCGCTCCACGTCCGCCGCAACAACGGCATCGCCGCCCGTCTCGAGAACGAGACGCTGCCGACGCCGGGCCAGCAGGGCTACGCCGCCGCGCGCATCGGTCTCAAGTACCAGTACGCGGGCATCCAGCTCACCGGGCAGGCCATCAGCCTGTCGGACACGGACCCGAAGGCGTTCGCCAAGGCTCTCGATCAGGAGGTCAACGGCGCGAAGAACGACTTCAAGAAGGACCTCAACCGGCAGATGTACCAGACCGGCAACGGCCGCATCGCCACGGTCCGCGCCGTCGTCACGTCGAACACCATCCCGGTCGACGACGCTCGCCTGTTCCAGCAGGGCGAGGCGGTGGACCTCATCACGCTGCCGAACACCGTGGCCACCCCGAACCGGGTCGTCAACTCGGTCGACCTCACCCCGGGCGCCAACACCGTCACCCTCTCGGGTGCCGCGATCACGACCGTGGTCGGCCAGATCATCACGCGCACCGGCTCGGGCCCCGCGGCCTCCGGCAACCGCGAGCTCACCGGCCTCGCCGCGATCGTGGCGGCGTCCGGCACGCTCTACAACGTCAACCCGGCGACCGAGCCCGAGTGGACCGCCACGGTCTACGCCAACGGCGGCACCCTCCGTGCCCTGTCGGAGGGCCTGATGATCCAGCTGGCCGACCAGATCCGCACCCGCGGTGGGTCGACCTCGGTGATCTTCCAGTCGCTCGGCGTCCGCCGCGCGTACTTCAACCTCCTCTCGCAGACCCGCTCCACGGTCAACGAGCAGAAGTTCACCGGCGGCTTCACGGGCCTCGCGTTCACCACGGACAAGGGCGAGATCCCCGCCGTGGCCGACGTCGATGCCCCGCTGAACAAGCAGTGGTTCGTCGAGGAGGACGCGCTGACGTTCTACCGCGACGAGGAGGCCCACTGGCTCGACCGCGACGGCCAGATGTGGAAGCAGGTCCGGGACGCCAACGGCGTGTACGACGCGTGGTACGCCCACCTCGCCGAGTACCACGAGCTCGGCACCGACCGCCGCAACACCCACGGTCTGCTCGACGACATCATCGAGAACTGATCGCACCCTGAGAGGCCCCGCCCGGCAATTCGCTGGCCGGGGCCTCTCGGCATGTGAGGAGATAGGCTTACGCCATGACCCAGACGCACCTGCACCAGAGCAACACCGTGTGGAATTCGGAGCTCGGCGAGTTCATCGACGACCGGCACGCGCACCTCGCCCAGATCATCCGGGACTACAAGCCCACGTACGAGCTCGTCTACATTCCGAAGAAAGAACGCGACGCCACCGACACCAAGCCGTGGGCGATCCTCGAGCGGCATCCGAAGACCGGCAACAACATCGTCCGGTACCTGTCGGAGATTGAGATGAACGATCCCGCGGGCGTGCTCGAGTGGCTCTTCAACGCCGACCTCGACAGGAACCGGCCGCAGGACGTCTTCCAGCGCATCCAGAACCGCGAGGCCGCCGAGCAGCTCATGAAGCTCAAGGCCGAGGAGGAGGAGATGCACGACCGGCTCGAGAAGGTCGCCACCATCGCCTCCGGCGGCCGGGACAAGAAGCACTGGTTCCGGCACAATGGGATCACGTACCGCAACTGACGGAGGTCGACCATGGGCTACGGGCCCCCCACGAAAACGCTCGGCGACGTCGCGAGGGCGGTCAAGCGCCAGTTCGGCGACGAGTCCGGCGTCCAGATCGAGGACACCGACATCGTCACGTGGGTGAACGGCGCCCAGACGACGATCAACAACCGGAACCGGGTGCTGAAGACCACCGCGACGACGCCGTCCGTGGTCGGGCAGGCCGCCTACAGCTTCCCCACCGACGACATCTACCTGCTCGAGTCCGTGCACTTCGACGGCGCTCGGGTGCCGAACACCTCGTGGGCGCAGGCCGAGGAGTCCGTCATCGGCACCGACCCGAACGCGACCGGCGTGCCGGAGCTCTGGTACGAGTGGGCGGGCACGCTCCACTTCTACCCGGCGCCGAGCACGGTCTCCGACGTGAAGCTCTACTTCACCCGGAAGCCGGTCGAGATCGAGTCGCCGACGCCCGACACGCAGCTGCTCGACCTGCCGGACAAGTACTTCGACGACATCGTGCGGTACTGCCTCCAGCAGGCGTACGAGATGGACGAGGACTGGCCCGCCTCGCAGGCGAAGAAGGACCAGTTCGACCAGAGCGTCGGCGACCTCGGCGAGCAGGAGCGCGTCGGGCAGTTCATGACCTACGAGACCATCACGGTCTACGAGGACTGAGGAGCGACGGATGCCCGGACAGTCCATTCAGGTCGGGCCGTTCCTCGGCGGCCTGAACAGCTACTCCGACGAGACGGCGGTCGCCGACAACGAGCTCGTCATCTGCGAGAACTTCGAGCTCGACCTCGACGGCTCGCTGATGTCGCGACCCCCGATCGCCTACCGGGACATCAACCTGCCGCTCGCGCCCAGCGGCGGCAACGTCCGCGTGCTCGGCTACTACTACGGCCCCGGAAACGTGCCCTACCTCCTCGCGAGCGACGGCGCCACCTCGACCTACTTCTTCAACGGCACGAGCTGGTCGCTCGTCACCTCGACGGTCGCCGCCCGGGCTATGACCCAGTTCGACGGCAAGGCGTGGCTCACTGCCCCTGTCGGAGGCGCTGCCTCGGGCGGCTACTGGACCCCCGGTGGCGGCTTCGTCGCCGAGCCGAACATGCCCAAGGGCGACGTCATCGAGAGCCACAAGTTCCGGCTCTGGGTCGCCGCGGGCAAGGACGCGCTCACGAACCCGACCCGCATCTACTTCTCGAACGTGCTCGGCTCGCCGACCTTCTGGCAGGCCGCGCCCGACTTCATCGACGTCGGCGCCGGTGACGGGCAGGCGATCGTGCAGGTGAAGGTCTTCTACAACGCCCTGCTCATCTTCCGCACGCACTCGATCTTCAACTTCCAGTACACCTCGGACCCGGCCGCCGGGTCGACCTCGCTCGTCGTGCCCGGTGTCGGCCTCACCGACGAGGAGGCGATCGTCGTCGAGGAGAGCTACCTCTACTTCATGTACGACGACAAGGCCTACGAGTTCTCGAACAACCGGGCCCAGCAGATCAACGTGAAGGTGCCGTTCGAGTCTGGCTCCCGGATCGGCATCTACGCGCCCTACAACGTCTCGAGCTTCAACCGGCGCATCATCTTCTCGTACTGGGACCGGCTGTTCGTCTACTCGCTCCGCACCCAGACGTGGACCGTCTGGAAGTCGACCGTGCATTCCTCGATCGGCACGATCACCAGCGCGCAGATCGACACCGTGTTCGAGGAGGCGATCGTCTTCTCGAACCAGTCCGTCCCGATCGGCCCGTCCCGCGTCGCCCGCACCCTGCACATCGTGGATGGACTCACCACGGACGCCGAGCCGATGCTCTGCATCGCGCAGACGAAGAACTACAACTACGAGGCCTCCTCGGCGTTCAAGCGGCTGTTCTGGTGGGGTGTCGACGCCGTCTTCCGCGGCAAGGTGACGGCCTATGCCGTGCCGGTCACGTTCAAGACGAACCCGACGTGGGGCCAGCTCCTGTCCAAGACGTGGGGCCAGCTGCTCACGCAGACGTGGGGCTCGCTTGTCTCGGACTCCGCGGCCGTCGTCACCGAGCGGGCCACCGCGGGCTCCGAGGCGATGCGGAAGTTCGTGAAGTTCCGCAAGAGCCTGCGGTTCCGGCAGATCTACTACCGGCTCGTGTTCGAGACCGACGGCTCCCTGTCGACAGCACCCGTCCGGCTGTTCTCTCTGATGACGTACGTGCGACCGCATGAGCGGGTCTCGAAAACCACGACCTAGGCGGTAAGATACGGCCATGGCCAGCCCGATGCGCAAGCAGTCCACGCCCCCCATTCCGGGGTCCGGCGGGGGCTTCAACCCGTACTCGGCTGGGCGGAAGCACTACGGCGCCGGGCGAACCGCCCCGAATGTCGGGAAGACCGCGAACAAGGCAGGATACGCTGCACGGGATGGCCGAGCAGCGGCACGGCGGGAGGCGCTTCTCCGCCGAGGACGAGAGGGATTCTGATGGCGAACCAGAACGACGGCGGCGGTCGGTCGAGGTCGAACTACCGGCAGAAGGGGCACGGCGGCAGCTTCGCGCCCACCGGCAAGAAGGGCCGTAGCGCGAACATCGCTTCCGCACGCCCGGTCCCGGCGAGCCCCCCGCCGCCCGTCCCGTACCCCGGCGCCGGTGGTGGCGGCGGCGGCAGCTACGACTTCGCCCCCATGGGCGGAGGCGGCATGGGCGGCGGACAGGCCCTGTCGGCGCCCGCTCCGCAGATGTCGGAGGCCGACTGGCTCGCCGGTGACCAGAGCTACATCCGACAGATGGCCGCGCTCAAGGCCGCGATGGAGAACTTCACCGCCGATCAGGGCGCGCAGACCACGCGGTACAACACCGACTTCAACACCGGCCTCTCGCAGCTCGGCTTCTCCGGGCGTCCGGACGCCGCAGGCTCGGACCCGTTCACGACCGAGGGCGGCATGTGGAACGAGACCGACCAGAACACTGCCTCGGGTCGGGCCTTCTCGAACCAGCTCAACGACTTCGCCTCGCGCGGCGTCCTGCAGTCGAGCCTGTTCGGCAAGGCGCGCAACGACCTGCAGCGCTCGCTCAACGACCAGCTCAACTCGGTGGTCTCCGGGCGCACCAACTTCCTCGACGACCTGATGCGCCAGAAGACGGCGTACCAGCAGGAGAACGAGAGCGCCGGGCGCAGCGCCCGCGAGGAAGCGCTCGCCCGCATGGCCGCCTCGATCGGCATCTGAGGAGATTCCCGTGGCAGTTCGACTGAATGACGAAGAGCCGGTCTTCGGCGAGTCCGGCTCCTTCAACCCGAAGGGGTTCAAGGGGTATTCGTCGAGCTCGCGCTACCGCAAGACGAAGCCGAACAAGGGCATCGGCCTGAGCGACATCGGCGCCCAGCTGGCGAACTTCATGAACGACAGCGCCCGCAACGTCGGCAACTTCGCCTCCACCGCGGGGTCGTTCCTCTCCTCGAACCGGCAGCCCGCCGCTGGTGGCGGATTCGGCGACTACCTCGTCGGCCGCGGTGCCGATTCGCCGGTCAGCCCCATGCGCCGTCGCGGCGAGACGGTGCAGCGCCTCCAGCAGCAGGAGGAGCAGGCCGAGGAGGGCACCCAGCTCGGCATCCTCGACTTCCTCGCGCAGGCGCAGGGCCTGATGGGCGGCGCTGGGGGCGGCGGGGTCAACTACGACCCGCTGCGGCAGGCCGCCCGGGGCCGCTTCACCGAGGGCGACGCGAAGCTGGAGGCCATGTACCGGCAGCTCGCGGACTCCATCGGCGCGCAGGCAGGCACCATCGCCTCGAACTACGACGCCGGGGCCGCCGGGCTGAACCAGAACGCCGCGCAGGCGCAGAGCACGATCGGCGACGCCTATGAGGCTGCCCGGGCCGCCCAGACCCGACAGCTCCAGCAGCTCGGCATCGGGGACGCCGCGGGCGTCATCGCGTCCGAGGGCACGGATGCCGGGGCCGAGCAGGCGCGTGCGCTCGCGAACGTCGAGCAGAACCGCGCGGCCAACGTCGGCGCGAACGAGGCGGCCAAGCAGTCCGGCCTCGCGCAGAACGCCTCGCACGTCTCGGCCGCCGGGCTCGCCGGTGCCGAGCAGCGTGGCCGCCTGCAGGCCGAGCTCAACCAGCTCCTCGGGGAGTACGACGTCGCCGAGCAGACGCAGAACGCCCAGCTCGCGAGCCGCGCGCAGGACCCGACGCAGGCCCTGTCGATCGCGCAGATGCTGCAGGAGGACTACAACTCCCGGCAGCCGCAGGCGCCCACCTTCGACCAGCAGCTCGACCTCGAGCGACTGGCGATCGAGCGCCTGAAGGCGATGGGCTCCGGCCGCACCCTGCAGGATGCGCTCGGCGAGGTCACGCAGCTCCAGCAGGTCGCGAAGCAGCAGGGCATCCCCGAGGACCGCTTCTCCGACTGGGCTAAGCTGGTGCTCGGCGCGGTCTAAGCAGGAGGGGGCAGCCGGTGGCCAGTAGCTTCTCGGACTACTACAACGCGGCACTCCAGCGGAACCAGTCGCTCGCCCGCCCGAAGTCTTCGGCACGACCGGCCCCGCTGCAGGGCACCGGCGTCGAGGGTTACGGGTTCGGCGGCAACGACTCCGCCGACAAGCCGCAGGACCCCCTGTCGTGGCTCGTCGACATGCTCTCTCGACCGCTCTACGCCATCACCGAGCAGGCCGACTCCATCCTCGACATGGAGTCGGCCATTCCGGAGATCCAGAAGAAGGCGGGCGAGGGCGACGTGCTCGGCGCCGCGGGCGACTTCCTCGGCCAGATGGGCAACACCCTGTCGGCCGGGGCCCGCGGCCTGTTCTCGACCA